TGCCATGGAGGGGCCTTATGAAAAAGATTGTTGCGACCGCTGCCATATTGGCCACGCTCGTTTCACCGGCATTGGCTGGTGTTGATGCTGACTTTCAAAAAGCCGCGTTGAAATGCTGGAACCGTCCAAATGTGGATGGCGAAGTGCAGAAGATCGTTTGGAAGGTGGAAATTGATGGAAGTGGCTTACCGATTGACATCACGGCTTCAACGCCGAAGCCGGAGGGCGGCTTGGGCAAAGTCATCGTTGAGAGCCTGAAACGAGCGATTGCACGTTGCTATCCGTACCGCTTCCCAGCAGGCGTCTACACAATCACAATCGATAAAGACACGTTCGGCGGAAAATCGCTCGACCCTTACAAATGAGGACGCGCCGCCTTACGGCGCGCTCCATTAGATGCCAAGCCAATCAGCCAGATCGTCCTTTTCCTTGGCGCTCAATCCGCCGTCATCTGGTGAGTTTGCTTTGATATACCCATCAACGGCGGACATATATTGCCAGACAGACATTTCATCGATCTGTTGTGGTGTGTAGCCTATTGCGGCTCCAGTTCCGTAAATGGCGGCAAATCGGATTTTCCCGTTGGGGAGACAGTCGATTGGTTCATCTGATTTGCCGCGTCCTGCTCCCCCACGGCTTCCTCCGGTGCCCCGACTAGGCCAGCAGACAGCACAGCTTGCGCGACCATGAGACTTTCGACAGGCGGTCGAGCCTCGACGTACTCACGAACAAGTTTCAAGGCTTCTGAAGGCGTCATGCCGCCACCGATAAGCCCGTACCGGATTGTTTCGCGGATATCGTTCATCTTCCAAGTGCCATTCATGATGCGCTCAAGAATGACGTAAGGACCGGCGTCACAGGCTTCTTGCAGGCTGGAAAGTTGCCCCCAAGCAAGCCGGAAGCGCTGAAGCCCCGGCCCGAAGTCTAGTTCAACTGATGCATTTCGGCTCATTATGGCGTTACCGGCGTAGTTACGCGGACCATCTCACCGTCGGACTGCATCGTCACATTGAGCGTGGCGCGCTGCCCATTCTGCGCACCGGCCTCAAGGCTTTCGATATGCATAAGGCCAGTCCAAGTAATCGTCTTCGCAGGAAATTCCCATTCGACCTTTACCTGAACGCTGTCGATACTTTCGAAAGCTTCAAGCCATGTATCGACGCTTTCAGATGCAAGGACGCCTTCACCACTGACGGTCATGGAGAGGCTGGTTGCATCGCGCCCGGTCCAATCCACCTTATCCGGGTCCGCACAATCTGGGACATTAATTTCTTCCAGCCCTTTGTTCAGGGTGATCGAACGCTGAGTGAACCCGCAAGGTGCGGTGTAGACAATAGGAGTGGCGTCATCCCCGATAAGTACTCGGAATTTACCGCCCTTGATGGTTGTGGCTTGTGCCATGGGGTTTCTCCATTTGACAAAGAAAAACCCGCCACAAAGGGCGGGTGGTTGCAGAACTTAATTTTCGGTATTTTACGGCTGCTCTACGAACGCTTCGAATGTCATAGCGCCGTGTGAGGTTAAGCCGTCTTGATCTCGAAAGACGCGGCTTATGCGATGGTAAAACGTCACCAAAGCGTTGTCTGCCATCGTTATCCCCTCTTCCAGCAACGCCCTACGGACAGCGTCAACGATCCTCCGGCACTCCGGAAATCCGACGGCTCTCGACCAGACATCAAGCTGCATTGTGACTTCAAATCCGTCGATACAGTCAGCATCGTCGCTTATCTCATCGGATGGGCCAAAGCTCACATATGGAAATGTCGGGTTTTCCGGTACGCGGTCGTAAACGCGACCACCGATCAACGCAGTTATCTCAGGTGACGCTTTCAGCAGGGTAACAATCTGCCCTTGAAGCTCGTAGGTTGGTGAAGTCATGCTGCCCTCTTAACGACTTGCAGCAACTTTCTTTGCCGCCTTGTTGGTTGCACGGGTAACGCGGCCTTTTGCTCGACGGCGCAGTGCGCGGTAAGCTGGATAAAAAAACGGCTGGGCATGCATCTTCTGGGTGCCAAATTCCTGCCAGCGAGCGTAGAAAGCCTTACTGTTACCGGCATAGACCGTAATAGTAAGATCGCCAGTCAGTTCAGATGCTCGAACGCTGCCAAGGGCTATCGACCCCTTCGGTACATCGCCATAAGTCCACCCGATACTGTCGCGAAGGTCGCCCTTATCGACAGGCACCCGGCTCTTCGCCAATGTGACGATCTCTTCTGCTGACTGTTCGAGAGCCTTACGTATTTCCTGCTTCACCGACTTCGGCATGGCGTTCAGCTTCTTTTGAAGCTTTTCCAGACCGATTATTCGCGCTCCCGTTGCCATTGTCTTTCCTCGGTGTCTTGGTTTTCGTGGCTGCTCCTCTTACAATAGCAGCTTGAGCGCATGGCGTTGTTACGTTCCCTTTGAACCCAGCCCGATAAGCAATGGTGATCTGCGGCTTCGGCTTCCAGTCGAAATCGTTGGTAAACTCTACCCAAGGCATGACATCACCCCGTAGCCACGCCACTTTCGCACGTGAGCGCGATGAATTGGCGGTTAACTTCGTGCTCTATATCTCTGATATTGAACGATTTTCCGGTTCGAACATCGCGAAGCATCCAGTCCGTGGATATAAGGCGCGTGTTGGACGAGTTGCGGACCCGGATAACCTGGGTGTGCTTCCCTTGAAGGCGGCCAGCAAGGACGCTTTCACCGCCTCTGAGGTGGATGAACTCGGCGCGGGTCTGGAACTGCTCGACAAACTTTCCTTCGGTATTCCCTTGGCCATCGTCAACTTGTTCGCGCTTATCCAGCGCCACCTGATAATGAAGCTGGCCCGATCCTGCTTTTGCCATGGTCACACCTTTGGACGCCGGAACGGCCAGATAAGCGCCTCATAGGCTGGGTTGCTGTCGATACGTGGTCCTTCTGGATCGCCACGGTACGAGTACATCAAGCCAACATGCATAAGGATGGCCGCCTTGAGAGAGGCGGGAACTTCCTCCGCCGGAACGCCAGCCGTATATTCGATAGTGACCGCATCAGGACGAGATACCGTAGCGGGCCACGAGTTGCCGTAAGTGAGCGTGACACTCGTCCCGCACGTGTAATCCAGCGTCTTGTAGGAGGCCGCTGGAACGGTTTTCTCCACATTGTCGGTGTCGAAGTACTTCACTGATACAACGCTCGCCACGGGGCCATTACGGAGCCGCAGGAAGCTATCGAACGAGCAAAAGGACTGCTTCCATGTCTGGGTGACAAGCGACATGTTCAGCGTTCGCTCCAGATGGTCGGTAGCAGCCTGAACAAAGCGCGTGATCTGATCATCGTCATCGGTGAACCCGGAAACGATCAGATGCTGGCGCGCTTCATCCAGTGACACCGGCGTCTCTGCTGGCGCTTGTGTGCGGACTGGAAGCAGCATCGATTATTCGCCCTTGTTCTTGTCAGATGCGCCTTCGGCCTTGTTCTTGTGCTTCGGCTCGGCTTTCTCTTGAAGGACGCCGTTTTTCACGAGGTGCCCGACATCATTTGGCGATGCAGTGCGCACTTCACCGGGCCGGTAAAACTTGTCGCCCTGATGCTGTCGTTTGACATCGTATTCCATTGCTCTCTCCTTCGGTTCAAGAAACGGGCGGCGATAACCGCCCGTCGATTTGAGCCGACCGGATTACGGGGTCTCAGGCGCGTTCACATCGCCGTAGATGAACGCTTCTGGACGGTAGACGGCCAGAGCAAGACGTTCTTCTGCGAGGATGGTAACGAGGTTCTTGATGAAGTCGTCTTCGTTCTCGGTTGCGACTTCGACGCGAGCCTGCCAGCGGTCGAAAATCTGCGCACCCAGCTTGAATGCACCTGTGAGGAACTTGCCTGCGGCCATGGCCTGGGTCGTGACAACCGGCAGACCCCAGAGGGTTGGAGCAATCGTACCCTGCGGGTTTCCGATGATGTAACGGCCCTGGGTGTCCTTCAGGAGTTCGATAGACGTCCAGTCAATCGGGCTGAGAACATGGCCCGTCGCCGGGTATTCAGCCAGAGCAGCCTGAAGCATCGCCACACGGAGGCGGTCAATGCCGGTCACGGTAGTGGGCATGGTCGTGCCAGCCGGTACTGCAAAAGCCGTTGCCTGCGGGATGATGCCGAGCAGGTTCTGACCGGTGCCATCGCCGTTGAGAAGCTGGTTCTCTTCGACATAGGCCAGACCATACAGCAGGCGCTGATCAATGATCGAGCGAAGCTGAGAAATGTCGGACAGCACCTGACGGGATGCCTTCATCCAGTGCGCGATGACCTTGGCAGAGGTCGTCACAAGTTCGAACTGAATGTCAGAACCAGGCTTTGCAGCACCTTCAGCCACCGGAGCGGCATTGTTGTTGAAGCCCTTTTCCTTGACGTATTCCAGCGAACCGCCGTCCATCTGGCCCTGCGAAAGCAGGTCACGGATCGTAAGACGACGCTGGGGCAGTTCAAGGATGCCCGGAAGGCGAGTGGTCTGGATCGCGGCGCCAACGGAACCAGCGGCGTTCGTGGTTGCCGTGGTAAGCGTGGCCTTGGTCTGAATGTCGATGCGACCGCGAGGGTTCGCCTGACCGAGAAATTCCTTGACCTTGTCGTTCTCAACGAACTGTTCGCCAATGGACTTTTCACGGTCGCCTTCGCCGCCGGAACGGGCCGCCTTCTGCTCGAACTCGTCAAGGCGAGCCTTGAGTTCGTTCATGGCGAGCAGATTTTCGTCGGCCTTCTCCTTCAGGCCTTCGCTGAGGTCGCCGTTCTTCTTGGCTTCCGCCACGGCCTTTTCAGCGATTTCCTTCACGGTATCGAACTTCTTCTCGAAGTCAGCCTTGACCTCCAGAGCAAGCTGCTCTGCTGTTTTAACTTCACTCATGGGAATGTCCTTTCTGGACAAAGAGGTTTGGATTTAACCGCGCAACGCAGTCAGGAAGGCGGTTGCGTCATCTGCCTTTTCGCCCTCTGGCTCACCCAGAGCGGCCTTCGCATAGCCAACAGAGGCAATCTGAGTGGCCATGCTTTTTGGAACCCCTGCCTCACGCAAGATGTCCTCAAACTCTTTGATAGGCATGGGATCGCCATCGCGCAGACGGCGGGCGAACTCTTCCATGCGTTCGGATTTCACTGCTTCGATACGGGCTCGGCGGTTGGCTGGGAAAGACACTGGCGAGATTTCGCGCAGGTCCAGTTCCTCCAGGTTGCGCACATTGCCGTCGGGCGTTGCCTTGATCTCGCGGTAGCCGATAGACAGCCCGCCGATTGCGTTCGCCTTCATGAGTGCATGGACCTCACGGGCCTTCTGCACTTCCATGATAAGGCGACCTTTGCCCCAGAGGCCCTTTGCATCTTCCGCAAGGTCTTCCCAGATACCAATCGGCTCATTCGGGTTGTGCTGCCACAGCATGAGAACACTGGTTCCCTCACGCTTGTGTTTCGCAAGGCTACCGGCGAAGGCACCCGGCATGACGCGCTCGCCGTAGCTGTCCACGTTGCCATTGACCGAGCCGTAACCCGTAAAGGTGCCGTCTTCCGACAGGTCTTTAACCTGTAGGGCAAAGTCTTTGGTTTTCATCGAGATTTATTCCTCGTTGTCGGTCTGACGTGGCGTCAGTTCTCGGTCTTCACCAGCATCGGTGATCGGAACATTCTGCATCTGCATACGCGGGACATCACCGCCTTCAACCGGCGGGTAGTTTTCCAAAGACCTGACCTCATTGATGGTCATGGCACCGATAGCGGTCATCTGCTGGTAGAACTTCGCCCTACCGCCGCTGTCGCCGCGCAGAAGCCCTTCCTGGTTAAATTCGATGATGATCCCGGCGGCTTTGTCCGCTGGCGTCAGCAACTGCTTTTCGAGCGCCTGTTCGATACGCTTCAGACGACGGCGAAGGGTGAACTTCTGGAATGCAAGGGTCTGCTGCTCGATACCCGATCCCCAACTGGTCGATTTCGAAGTGTGGCCGACCATGTGAGGCGGGACGCCGAAGAACCGACAGATTTCCTCAACCGAGAAAGCCCGCGTTTCCAGCATCTGGGCATCTTCTGGCGAAATAGTAAGCTGCTCCCACTCGGTTCCGCCTTCAAGCACGACGGGCTTCCCAGCGTTTCCGCTGCCGATCTTTGATGCAAGCCTCTGCTCTGCCAGCTCGCGCTGTTCCTCTGTCAGCCACTTCTCGAACTTGAGCACGCCTGATGGGCGAAGACCGTTCTGGAACATCGACCCTGCTGTGCGGTCAGCAGCTTGAGCGAGACCGAACGTCCGGCGTCCAAAGTAAAGTGTTGATGCACCACCCAGCGGATTGCCACCAAATCCCCGGATATGCAGGATTTCGCGGTCCGTCGCTTCGTTTGCTTTACCGTCCTCGGTCCATCGATAGACCAGACTGCCATCCGTCTTCTTCTGAACGCTCATGAGCGCCGGAAGAATAGGAGTGATAACCTTCACCTTCTTGTCAGACCGAGTGACCCGTGCGTAAGCGTTGCCCCAAAGCTCCACGGAAGCCGCCATGAAATCCCAGAAATCAACTGCTGTCTGGTCGTAGTTCGGGCTGTCGTGCAGAACGTTGTAGAGCGGGTGATCGCTTGCAGGCTCACGCGATCCGTCAGTGTTGGTCCGATAAACCATCAAAGGCAGTGACGAAATCGTGCCGGAAATCAGGTTAACACACGCCCAGACAGCCGAAAGCGCCAGAACATTGCGTTCGGTGATGACCTCACCCGCACCGCCGATGCTGTCCGCTGGATACCAAGCGTCAGGTTCACGAACGGTCAGGTTCCGCTTTACAGGCGTATCGCCAACGAAACCATTCAGCATCTTTCGCAATAGGTTCACGCTGCACCTGCCAAGCTCTTGAAGTAATCGTCTATGCCGTCATATTCGGCCTCTTGCTGGATGAACCAACCGAGGGACATTATGAGCGCTACCGCTCCGTCGATCTTGTTCTGTGGCATTTCCTTGCGCGGATAGACGTTCTCTTTCGCGTCGTAATGCCCGACCACGTTGCCAATCATCCAGTTCATTACTGCATTGCCGGCATGATGAATGCGGCCTTCGCGCATAAGAGCATCAAGCGTCTTCGTCGCCTCGCTCATGGTTGCCACAGTCTGCCGGTATTCCTCCGCTGGCATTCCATCCCGCTTGAGGTTCTGGATCATCTGTTGTGCCTGCCATGGATCGGTAGCAACAGCCTGCAAGTTCAAGCTGGGCGCTTCTGCCCGAATGTCATCCTCAATGATGCTGAAATCGATTGTTTCACCGACCGTCGCGGTAATATCACCCTGCAACTCCCATCCGCGATACATCGGATGACGATCTTCATCAATTGCAACCCGTGGTAGGTAAAAACGCGGGAAAACATAGTAATGTGCCTTCCCGTCAATCAACCTGCGGTATGTATTCACGCGAGCTGCGATATCGATCTTGCTGGCGAGATCAAGGCCGATGACGCATTCATCTTCGGTAAAATCTGCCTCATCCAGCGTCCGATCCTCGCATTTCCGCCACCATTCGGTGTCGAACAGCGCCGAATTGGCATCGACCCAGACATTCAGGTGCTTGGTGAGGTAATTCGCCCTCGCCGTTGCCACCTGGCGTGCCTTTGCCGCCGTCTGCATGACAATCTTCGGATCGACCGAGACACCCCAATTCGGGTTGGCCTTGCGCAAAGTCTCCTCTGAAAAGGGGTCATCGCCCTCATCAATGGTGTATATGATCCCGAATACGGCTTCGGCGGCCTCTCCGCTTACGTGACCGGCCAGAACATCCAGAACGAACTTCCGCACCTCGTAGCAGATACCGTGCTTGTTGCTGCCCGCCGTGGTGATCATCCAAAGCATCGACTGCGGACGCTTGCCGAGGCCAGTTTCCAGCACGTCATAAACATCGCGGTTCTTGTGAGCGTGAAGCTCGTCCACTATCGCCAGATGGATATTCAGACCATCCAGAGTGTGACCCTCCGCCGAAAGCGCCTTGAATGCACTTGAGGATTTCAACTGCACAATTGCTTGCGCCGTTACGTCAACACCGAAACGATTGCGGTATCCTGGCATCTTGCGAGCCATGGCTTGCGCATCGCGGAATACGATACGGGCCTGATCGCGGGTTGTTGCCGCCGAATAGACTTCTGCACCGGCTTCGCCATCCAGCGCCAGCATGTAAAGACCAACCGGAGACGAGAACGACGACTTGCCGTTACCTCTGGGAACCTCGACATAAACCCGGCGAAACCGCCTGTTTCCCTCTGCATCAACCCAGCCGAATGCCGTGCTCAGGACGAATACTTGCCACGGCTCAAGGATCATTAAATCGCCACGCGAGGCGGCAGGCCCTTTTATATGAGGGCAAAGCTCGACAAACCGGCACACCCGATCAGCCCGAACAGCATCGAAATGATACCCGGCTGGCGGATTATCCAGATCGTTCAACTGTCTTGCACATGCCTGATAGACATACTTGCAAGCCGGTATTGCGCCCGAAACCACGCCGCGAGCGTACTGATGCGCCTTCTGCGAATAGTTCAATGCGCCCTACCGTCAAATTCTGCGAATGGATCGTCTTCCTCGCCCTGGTGAGGCTGGTAGACCTTCGTTCTATCCACTGGCGTTGCACCAAGCGATGAAAGCGCCATGCGGTAGTTACCGAAGAAGCTGGCAGGCAGTTCAGCGGTATTCCCGTCCATAATATGCGCTCTCATAAGGGAGACGATTTCCACCGCGCCCCGATCCTCGAAGGTCAGCCAAGGCAATTCGTCTGCAAATGTGGCCCACGCTTTCTTTGCCGTCTTTGGCAGGTAATCCGGGGCTTTCCCCAGCCCTCGACCTGACGTGATTGGTTCACTGCGGGGCTTGAACCGGCCAGGGTTTACCTTGTCAGCGCCGGTAAGCGCCGCTTTTGCAGTCGGCGTTCGCGGTCGTGCCATTTCAGCCCTTTGCCTTTTTCTGAATTGCAGATGCATGTAAATGCCTGGCACGCGGGTCTACAGCCGAGCAGGTCTCAGACTTTTCACCTCCCCCGCCCCATGCTGTTTGCCTCATATCTGGCCACATAGAGCGATTAGCGACATTCGGCATACATTACAGCCAAACGCGCCAAATGCTTGTCAGCGGTCAAATATGAAGGTTTCTATCAACCCATCGATCTTTGGGAGCGGTTGGATATCCATCCAGCCCGACAATGCGATGCTCTATCTTCTTGCGTCGGATCAGGTCAGGGCTTCGATGGTGAAGGCGCTCAATAGACTGGCATGCTCCATCGTGGCAGCTATCGCATACTGCCCATAGGTTACTGTCTGCGAAGAACAGAGCCTCATCGCCTTTGTGTGGTATCAGATGGTCGCATACTGCGGGTCTTAACCCGGTCGCGCCCTTCTCCGATCTACCTTCTCTCAGGATCACACCGCACATCTGGCAAGTGAACAGGTCGCGGACGAGGATGGACCATCTAAGCTTCTGCCATCTGCTGGTCTTGTACCATTGCCTATAGGGCTGTGCTGTATCTCGGTCTGGCCTGTGCGCTCTTCGCCTATCGGCCATCCTCTACCCCTTCGCCTTAAGCTCTGCTGCTACTGCTGCCTCGGTCTGGTGATCCAGGTATGCGTCTAGGCTGGCATGCATCTGGTCTCGGATTTCATCGGCTATATCCATGTTGCCGCGCATGACTGCTGCGAGATGGAGATGCCTTGATCCTACGATGTCCTGCCATGTGGCTTGCATGAACTGGATGGGCTTGGGCATGGTCAGATCACCCTGCAAGTGGCTGGCTGCGGGCGTTCGCCATGATCAGGTCGAACTGATGTTTCGGCATACTCACCGGGAATATGAACTCAGTGCCGTCGCCATAAGCCATCTTCATGTTGGTGTGTATTTCGTCCAGCGGCACAATATCGGTCGGCTTCTCCGCCCTTGGCAGCGCCATTGCAGGAACGGCAGCAGCTACAGGAGCGATGCCGAGGAATGAAAGGAAGCGTCTGCGGTTCATATGGGTTCCCCGGAAAGAATTGCGCGCTCTATCGCTGCGGCTGCGGCGCTCTGCGGCGGCATGGACATAAGAGACGATGTTTCGTGTCGATATTTGTTGGCTAGTGCGCCGCACCGTATGCGCTCTGCGAGGACTGCAAATGCGATGATGTCTATTTGGTCGTCGTGAGTATCTGCCTGCAACATCGCATTGTGGGCTTTATCAGCAAGTTCCCAGATATCCTGCGGTATGGCATCAGGTGTCATATCCGTTCCTCTGTTGGTATCTTCCGGGCCTGCCCACTTCACGCCGTTGATATGCAGGGTTCGCACCCCGGAGCAGCCAGCGTTGGGCTCTTCACCCACGAGTGTAGCTATTGCCTCATCGCCCGGTGGGATGAGTGAAAGGAGTGCCGCTCCCAAAATGAAAAACCCCGCACAATGGCGGGGCTGGTAAAGTCTGCGAGTAGGCGTGTATCGACGCCTCGTGTTACTTGCTCCACCGAAGTGGCTACCCTATTGGCGAGGGTGGCGGGGATTTTCACCCCTACACGCTTGAAGCGACCGCCCTTTCGTTGCGAACCCCAATAGGCTCTCGCATTCAGTTGAGGCGTTGCCTCGAATTGGTGATGCCCTAGGCCTCCAGTTATTCCCCGGCTTGGGAGGCTCCACGCGACGATTTCTCGTTTCTGTGCATTTCAGCACTTCATCAGGCGCATGTGCCGGGCTAGATGTTCCCATGTCAGGCATCGTGGGGAACCCACGCATGTTACCGCTCTCGCGGAATTTGGCGCTGTGGGAGGATTTGCACCTCCCGGCAACCGGTTTGACATTCGGTCGCCTGCTACTTGCACCCGCTTATGCCGCCTTTCGCCTTTCAGCGTACTTCTGGCGGCGTCTTTCGTTTCGGGCTTCTGCCCAGCTGAAATCCGGTTCGGCTTCACCGTGCGTTAGCGAGAAATCATCCCGCCATGTCAGCACCTTTTCGCTGTCCGCATGGTCTCCGATTGTGACCTGAATATGCCCGTTTTCCGGTGCAACATGCAACACGTCGAAACTGCCCATTTGGATATTTTGGGCGTTATTGCGATGGAAACCGGCAAAAATCTCCAATACTGCGCGGTTTTTCCGCCTTCTCCCCGTTTCAACATGAAAGCCTTGTTCGCGGCACCATCGACCGAATGGCTTACCTCCCACCTGCGCCATTGCCCAATTCCAGAGACAGCGGCGGCGACCTTCATCTGGGCAGTACTTGATGAGTTCCATGCACCGTTCCCACTCACCTACCTGCTCATGTGACAGACGGCTATGGAAGAAGGCTTCACGCTCCTCCTGGTATCGCTCTGCTCCCCACCCGTTCTGATCGGCTTGGTCGTGCACATATGGCAGGCTCTGCGCCTTCAACTGCTTCGGCTTCGCTGTCTGTGGCAGCCGCCGGTCAACCTCTGCGCCTCGGATGAACAGTTCAGCTATTTCCAACGGCGTCATGCTGTCCTCCTATCGTCCAAAAGGTCGAGTTGTTCGGCGTTCGGTCCAAATCGGCGGAACACCCTTTCATATACCATGCCGCTGATTGCATGTCGTTGCGGGGTGATGCCTGACAGGTCGTTGGCGATGAATTGAAGACGCCCTAGCGGTATTGCATCCCATAATTCCAGCCATGCCGACGTATCGCGCTCAATCAGGCCCCGGTTTGCGATCACCATGTCTGAAGCCATCCAGAGGCCAAATTCATCGAGACAGGCTTTGTTGTTGGCCGTTTCCGCCAATGTGGTCATGACCAAGCGGAAATGACCTTCCCCATGGTTGCGCAGTATCCGGTCCAGTGTGGCGACCGCCCGTGTTTCGCCAATATCCGGGTATCGGTGAGCATCCACGATCCTGATGCCGTACTCTGCGCATATCGAATAAACACGAGGGTCAATTGTCATCGATCAAGCCTCGCCTTCTTCCTCATGGTCTCAACCAGACGGTTTGAATACCAAGCAGCCTTTTCCAAGTCCTCGGTTGATTTGCCCTTGTGACGCTCGCGCCAGATGTATTTTAGAGCGTTTCCCTTGCAGAACCCGCGAAACTCGTCTGGCGTGAGGGCGGCTTCAATCGCGTCGATGCATTCCAGCCCAGTTTCTGACGCTGTGTAATGACACGGACGGTTCACGTTGTCGCTCATGCTGCCGCCCTCTTCCTTGTCACTTCGATCACCTTCCCGTTCCTCCGTATCGGCTGGAGTGACGGGAATAGCTTCTCCGCCTCTGTACGGGCCGCTGACGCTGTTTCACCGCAGCGTAGGTATTCGGTGTTCATATAGGCGAGAAGGTCTTGTAGCGCCCGTTCTGTGGCTTCTAGCTTGGATCGGTACACAATAGGCTTGTCTCCCTCTCCCATAACTGGCTTCGGCCTGCCGTCGCGGGCGAAGCGGAGCATTGCCCACCAACCACCGGAAACTTCACGCGTATAGGCTGCGAACTCGTTCATGCCGCCCTCTTGGTACGATTATAGCGGGCGCGCTCCCGTGCTTGGTGAAGTCGTTGACAAACTTGTGCCTCGGTCAGACCCATGATCTGGGCGATGTCGTAAGTGTCGTGTCCTTGATCGAATAGCTCGACAACATGTGACTGGATAACTACGCCCTCTCTCCCACTCAGAATTGCGTCTACTCGCGCCGTACCCATTTGCATCAGACTGGCAATCCTGTGTCTGCCCATTCCCTGCTTTCGCATTTGGAGAATTTCGAGGAAGTCATCGTCGGTGAGAATGCGTTTCTTCCGGATCGGTTCACGCTTGATACCGTGCTTTTCGAGCGCGGAAAGGATCGTCGTGTGATCGCGCTTGAACTCTCGACCTAGCAGGATGAGAGACTGCCGCTTGGCCAGTGCAGCAATGCACATAGCCTTTTGTCGTGCATCTCTGACAGGATAGCTCCGGCCACGACCTATAATGTCCTTTGGCGTGAAGTCTGTGCCTCGACAGACAGCCTTGATGATCTCCCTCACTGGAATGTTATGCGTCCGTATCTCCGCGCTGATCTCTCCAGTTTCTTCAAACTGACGAACGGCTTCCATTGCGAGCAGCTCAACAGCGCTTGGTTCACGCTCTGGCTCTGACTGTGTCTCGATCTGGACAGGCTTATTCGCGTCCTCGATAGCCTTCTGCTCTGCCGCCTTCTTGGCGATATAAGCGCGGGCTGCGCGTTCGGTTCTGGATGAATAGGCTGCGACAACCATTACTGTACCCTCCCTACCTGCTTGAACGGTCCTGTTTTCGCGTTCGTTATTCTGTCGAGATTGAAATCGTTGCCGTTGGTTTCTGACGCGGCCTGAAGGCGTGAGATCGCCGCCTCATAGGCGTTTTCTTCCTCGGTCTGCATTTTCATTGCGGCTCGTGCTGATTGCCACTTCTCGTTCGCGCGCTGGCGCTGTTCCGGCGTCATGCCGCGCCGCTTTCGATCCTTGGCTTGATCTTCGAGGATACGGCGTTCTTTCTGGTCGCGGGCGCGAGCTTCCTTGATCGGGCGCATCACTTCATCAATCTGAATGCGAAGCTCTGGAGGTGATGGCATCCATCCGTGACCAAGCGCACCGGCCATTATGTTTTTGACAGCGGTATCAAGCCCGTGCTTTGTGACGCCATCCAGTGCCATTTGATAAGCCATCTTCTCAGCCTCCGGGTTAGCGAGAGCGCGCGTAGGCAAGACGGACAGGCCCGCCATTGCTGCGGCTTTGTCCTTCGCAGTCGCCAAGGTCCAGTAATGATCCGTTGTCGCTATCTGGTTCATGGAGAGGTCCGTTCTGCTTGTTGAACTCGTCAATCCACATCTGTTGACGCGGGTTTGCTGGTCGGCTGTGCGGTATCGCCTTCATTGCCGGTTCATCGGTCCAGCACTGTCCGTTAAGCCATGTCGCCGGGTGCTTGGTATATTCCGGGTTCTCGCCGCTTCTGGCAGCCGCGTAACGGCGAACGCCGACGACAATTGTCTCCAAGTCGGCAGTCTTGCGGGCTGATCGGTACGCCTTGAGCGCCTGACCTTTACCGACGCGGCGCGGATAGATCGGCCAGAAGTGTTGCTCGAACTCGGCTTCGATCTCGTCCTGTACCGGCTTGGCTTTTCGTCTCGGTGCTACTTCGCTTTCGATTGCTTCGGCTGCGATAAGCGCCTGCTCGATTGTAAGGCCGTCGGAAAGCATCCGACGAATTGCTGCTACAACGCTCATGCTGCCCTCCTGTCCGCTGCCTTGTCAGCAAACATTGTCAAAACGGTCGTGTTAATATTGGTGCCGCTCTCACTGAATGAACCGACAGGCAGATCATTCCACCGGCCATCAAGCAGGCCGTGGTCATAACGGGCCGTTGCAGGAAGAATTGCGGTTAGGCGTCCACCTGGCTTGAGGAATTTCAGAGCATGGTTGACATGCTTGGCGTAATGCCTGCCGTAGAACGGCGGGTTCATCACGACATGATCAAACGAAGGCGTAGGCACCGTTTCGAGGAAGTTCATGCGCATGACGCGATGGCCTTTGGCCTCGCACATGGCCGCGCGGACAGGATCGACCTCGCAGCCGATAACTTCGGCCCCGCTGGCGCGTATCGCGTCCATGAAGCGACCGCAGCCGCAGGAAGGCTCAAGAACGCGCTTACCCTTTATGTCGTAAAGCTCCGCAAGTACGCGCTCCACGACCTTTTCTGGTGTCGGATAGTATTGCAGGTCTTTGGAGACTGCTGTGCTCTCCTTGCGCTTTTCTGGCTTGGTTTCGGTCGCATCCGGCAGCACGTCGCCGTAATACTCAGCCAGAGCCATGTTGATGTTGCGGAGCGCCTGCTCGTCAAATATCACATGCGCATTGCCGTTCATGAACTTTCGAATACCTACGCCTCGCCCCTTAATGTCTACCTGACCAGCACTGTGCCCCTTTACGTAGCTGTGATAGTCATCAACGGCCTTGAGTTCTTCGTATTCGACAAGCGGTTTCCCCTGATACGCAGCCAGTGCATTAAGAAGATTGATCAGACGATCCCGGCCATATGAACCATATCCGCCGACATTCGAAAGAATGACGCGCTTGGGCAGTCCCTTGACGCCGATCTTCACCTTGTCGTGGCTTTTGTATGCCGGGTCCAGTTGGCAAAACACTTCTGCCAAGCCGCGCAGGATGTTGCCGCGAGGGTCTTCGATATACCGTCCAAAGGTGGCCCGTAGATTGTCCATCGTAAACGGCGGCGGTGACGCCATTTCCTGCTCGAACTTCCGCTTGTCTTCTGCTGTTGCAAGATAAGAAATCTGCAACTTGTCATAAACAAAGAACCAGGCTGATTTCAGGAGATTGCGCTCCATCGCGCTGTCGTGAATGCGACCCGTGTCAAGGTTCTCTCGACCGTAGGTGCCTGCAATCGAGCAAGCCATCCTCAAGGCATTGCCAGCCTTATTAAAGGCTTCCAGTGCTTCCGGAATTGCGGCTTTCTTGTGCTCATATTCCGCAACAACATCAGAGAGGCGTCGTCCTAGTGAAATCTCATTCATGCTGCCGCCCTCGTCTGAATGTTCCAGTCCAAGAGAACCGTCTGAACGTCGCCTATCGATCTGACGATGGCGTAAGGCACTGCGTTCTCCGCGCACCAGTCTTGCCAGTCTCGTTGTGCTGGCGATGGCGATCCCTTCCCAGCTTTGACTTCGAGAAAGGCCATGACGCCGCCCTGCCGAACTAGAACGATGTCCGCAACGCCTGCCTTCACACCGAGAGCCTTGAGCATCGCGCCGGTCTTGGCGTCTCTACGCCCGCCATTCGCCGGGTGAAACGCTCTAACTGTCTTTGGCAGTACTCGGTCCAGATACGCCATGATGGCCTTGTGGACCTGTAATTCTGGCTGGTTCCTGCTCATCTCAGTACCTCGCCACGACGCATGAGACTGGCCCGAAGATGAGTGCAACGGCGATCATAAACCAACCTGCATTTATCAGGATGCCTAAACGGTCGTTCATGCGAACCTCCGGGCCGGAGCCTCTTGCTGTTGTTTCTGGTAAAGCGCGCTGCGCTGATAAATTGGATCGCCCATTAGAACGCCAGTCTTGTTGCGGTCATCAAACCGCGGGCGCTCGGCCATTCTTGCCTCGGCTTCTGCTTTACGCTTCAGCGCAGCATCGCTGACCGGGCGGGCCAAACCTTCCTTCACAGCAGCGCGTTTTTCTTTCCGCTTCTCACTGGATCGAGCCAGTTGAGCCGCGTACCGCTCAGGATTACCAAGGCGGAAAACCACGTTGACGCTGATACCGAGTTCCGTGGCTATGCTCCTCTTGGAAAATCCAGCAGCAAGCCGCTGCTTAATCTTGGCTGCCAGTGCTTCCTCACTCGGTTTCATGGTCTTTCCTCCGGCTTACAAACTGAAGGTGTTCAGGGATGATCTTCTCTGACCACAACACGTACTTTCTGGACTTACGCCGCCAGCGATCCGCTAGCCGTCGCCTGATCCAGAAGGGCAAGCGCAGCATCCAGCTGGGCAAGTCTTTCACTGACTTCTTCTCGCTCACGTCGAGCCTCCATAATTTTCAGTTGCCGAAGGGCGTCCATTTCCTCCCCGTCGATACGACGAGCAGCACCTTCCCAGATCGAGCGCGCCCGACGCGGGGTAAAATCCTTGATAAGCAGTGGCTTGAGTGCACGATAAGCTTGATAGATCGACGCCTTAACGCTGCCAGTCCGGCGCGTAGGGAACGCATCGCGCATCATTCGTTGGGCTTCTACTGTGTCACACTGCAACATATTCTTGTCCTTGAATGACAACACCTTGTTCGTCCTTCCAGCTATGTGTTGATCCATAGCCGGGCGACGAAACGTGCCGGTGTTTAAAAGGGACGGTTAGTGATGAAGATGAAACGGACAGCCCGGAAAGCCTGGAAAACTGATACGGGCGTCCAGTTAGTCTTGTGGACTTGGCCTGAGAACTCACCACGAAAGCCGAAGGGAAGTGGCTTGGCGGCGCATAATCCTTTCGATCCTTTCCGGTGATGTTCATTGGTCATGTCCTTTGTGAAATGGGTTGCCCGGAGACCCGTCAGGGAGATCAAATCTCCGGGCTTATTACCTACCGAGTAACAGGCGGGGGCGAGGTGTCCCCGGCAGGCAATGGGTTAAGCAGCCGAAGCCATTCTGGCCAAAACGTATTCGCGGATTTCACCTGCATGGGACCGACAACCAGACGCCATGTCCTCAAGCTGCGTGGCGCGATTGATAAGTTCAAAATCGCTGCACTGATCGACAGGAACGAGAACGCTCTTGCCCTGTCGTTTCATGGGATACGCTTTGCAGAGATGCTTGAAGCCCGGGAGGAGAAGTTCCGCGTCAGTTGTGTCCTTGGCGTCATATTTTCCGATGACACTCTTTGCGATACGCTTCACATCTTTGAAGGTATGGACGCGATAAAATTCAGCGCCTTCACCTTCTATAGTTCCTCGCTTTTCCATCAGTCCGAGACACAGCATATCGACATCCACAACGATGCCATTTGCGAGGTTTTCGGCCACGATCTGATGCATTTCAGAACGTATTTTAAATTCGTCCATGTCTCATATCCTTGTGATGATGCGGTCATGCGTGGCGTCAATCGCGGCAATAGCCTTGCGGACGCGTTCTCGCTCACTGTCGATCAAGACAGGGAGAATGGTGTCGAGAGCCATGGCTTCGACTTCGCGCTGATATCCTTCCAGCGCCTGAACAAAATGCATGGAGCGGTTGAACTCTTTCGGATCGCGCCCTTTGAGATCGATCACTGGCCTAGGAGCGGCTTTCTTGCCCTGCTCTGCCAGTTTCGTGACAGTGGGTGGATTGGGGCTTTCAACCTGACGCTCGAAGTCAGAGGCGGGGATGTTCGCGACACGGATCGCCGTGACGGCCTGACGCTTCGACATTCCGGCCTGTTCAGCGGCTTCTTTTCTGGTGATCAAAGTGTCGGCGGCGGTACTTTGATATTCTTCCGACTTACGATCACCGCCCTTTGCCGGTTCAATCTGCTTGAGCAACTCACCGGCCCGACGAATGGCTCGGTCCCGAATACGGGTTGCCATCTTCATCATTTCATCGTCGTTGGCCTGCTTTGCATAAGAAGCGAGGGCTGCGGCCTTATCTGCCCAAGTCACGCATTCATCGATTTGAACACATTCGGAAAGCGCGTTCTTTGCGTTCTGGTATGTGGCCGGGAGTTGCGCGCTGGCAGGATTGATAGTTGCTGGCGTCTGGTACTGGATCATGTTCACGCTGCTTTCTCCCCATATAGATCGGGACGAAGCTCATGGCGGGAAATGCCAGACACTCTTTCGATTTCGAGAACGCGCTCCGCAGGAACACGTTTCCAAGAGTACATGGCGGTGTGCTTGATGTTAAGAGCGCGGGCTAGCGCAACGACGCCTCCCACATTCTCTGCTGCTTTTGCGACAATCTCGATCATGGTAGGAAGTTGTAGGCTATACCTACCTACCTTGTCAAGCGTCATATGTAGGTGATTTTTACGTAGGCGGGATTTACAACGGCGCTATGGAAACAATTGGCGATAGAATACGTCGAGCACGGACCCAGAAAGGGCTTACGCAACAACAGCTTGCCGACCATTTCGGCATAGCTCGCGTTTCTGTGACCCAGTGGGAAAATAATACAACGCAGCCCGGAAGCGATAAGCTGATTGGCCTTACCGAGCTTCTTGGCGGTGATGCCGAATGGTATATTACCGGACACGGAATGCCGCCGCTTTCAGACGGTGTGAAAATCGCCATCAAGCAAAGTGGCCGTCCAAAGCGGGAAATGACGGATAGTCCCAACGCCACCATTGGCGAAAAAGTAACTGGTTCCGGTGTAATGGTCCCTGTCTATGGTCAGGCAGTTGGCGGGATCGACGGGCAGTTTCTGATGAATGGTACTATTCTGTATGAGGTGATGGCACCGCCGCAAATCGCGGAAATCGCAGGTGCATATGGCGTCCAGATATCCGGTGACAGCATGTTCCCGCGCTATGAGGATGGGGAAGTTGCCTTCGTCGATCCGCGCCGTCGGGTCAAGAAGGGTGATTATGTCGTCGCTCAAATTCAGTTCGATGAGCATGAGCCACCACACGCCTACGTGAAACGGTTCGTTCGTCACAATGCTGAAGAGCTTGTACTGTCGCAGTTCAACCCGCCGAAGGAACTAACGTTCGATCACGACCAGGTTGTGTCTGTGCACTTCATTGCATTGGCCGGGGTGGCTTAGGCTGACAGGGGGCGGGATGGTTAAGTGGTGTGTATCTATCGGCCTTCACGCCGTATGGCTCGCCTTCTTTCTTTACCTATGGAACACGAGCGGAACTGTGAAAGTCGATATGGATACGCTTTCCATGTCGATCACCGTCCTGCAAACTGTTCTGGCAATTTTTGCGCTCGTTGGCTTCGGCTACATCGCGATCATTGCAGAGCGGAAAGCGCACGATACTGCTAAGCAAGTTGCAGAGAATATGGTAAAGTCAGAATTACTCGCACTGCTTCGTCGTGAGCTCGATGAGCAGCGCAGCGTGGAAAAAACACTCGATGAAGTGCAGACCTCAAAAGGAAAGCCGCAAGACATCATAGATAGTTTGGACGGAGATAAGCCATGATCAGATACGAAGATGAGAATGAAATCATCATGAAGTATGCGCTGACGCCGCCCGTTGA